TATCACCAGTTGGATCATCTCCAACTTCTTTAACTTCATTGACTGATTTCCAACCGCCACCCATTGCTTTATATTTCTTTGCAGCCCAACCATTGGCATAAGCAGAAGGGTAAACATCAAACTTAGATTTAGCCTGTGCTTTTGCCTGAGCCCATTTTTCTGGACTTGTTGGTACATTTTTTTCGTTTAAGTTTTCCATATCTTCGCTTATCTTTCCTTTTCCAAAGTTAGACACATTTATTGGTGGACCCTTTCTTTCAGGATTAGGGTCATGTTTTCTTTTAGACGCAACGGCAGATGCTCTTTCTTTTTTACTTAAAGAAGCTCTCTTTTCGTTAGACATACACTTAGGCTTAGGTTCACCAGGTTCTCTTGCACAAGGGCCAATTGCTTCACCCTTACTATTGATCCTTTTCCAACCACCTTTTGGATCCGTTTTACTAAACCATTTACGCAAATCTTCTTCAATAGTAGGAGATTCTTTTACGCAAGAACCAGGTGAATATGCTTTTTTACCTGGCACAGATTTGTAACCAGGCCAACACCTTTCACGTAAAGTAAGAAACTCAGACCACGTTTTCATTTATTTGCCTCTTAATATGTCTTTATGTTCTTCATATGCAGCTGATGCTCCAGAATGCCAATCTTTGTGCTCTTGAGATCCTTTTTTATGAGGATTTTGTTTTTTTAATTCGTTAAATCTTACACGAGCATTATCGAGATATGGTTCATCAGAAATAGGCTCACGCACATGGTCGTAACCTTTTTGATGATGGTCTTCTTTTTCTTCTTTCATGGCATTTTTAGTGGCGGTTGCATACATGACATTCTTAGCACGGTCACCATAACGCTCTTTGAAACCTGCCAAACCTTTTTTCATAGATTTAACAATTTCTTCTTTCTTCTTTGTCTCACCGGCAGTCAATGTACGTTCTTCAATGTTAACAGCATCTACACCATTAGCCAAATCTGCATCGATAACGTAAATGTCTTGTTCAGTTGCTTCAGCATTTAGACTTATACTCTTTTTTAATTTGTTAACATCTTGTTTATTTGCTTTTCCAACACCAGTCACACGAGCAGGAGTTCTGTGTGCAAGTTTATCATAGGACCCAAGACTATGCCCTGGTCTTGTATAGTGGCCTTTCGCATCAGCGGCACCTTGAACAGCAGCTGCTGATTTTGCATCTTTAGTCTTTTTAGCATGGTCTGCAAACTTTTGCGGGTCGTGTGACTTACCATAATGATAGTCTGCATCAGGGTCAGAAGCAGCACTAGCGGCTTTAGCTAAAGTCTTTGTTGAAATTTCATGAAGAACTTCATATGCCTCATTTGCAGCTATTTGCAATTCATCATCACTCAATGATTCAAAATCAATACCAGCATTTTCAAGAACTTCAAAAATCATTTCATCGGTAATTTCAATTCTTTCTTGTTGAACTGCTTGAACGGATGGTTTAGCAACTTCAGCTTGTGGTTTAGTACCAGCTGCACGTTTCTTTTGGTCTTCCAATTCTTTTGCAAATTGAGCAGAATCAGGTTCTTCAGAAATCATTTCCTCTTTCTCAATAGACTCAAAGAATGCCTTCATGCCGCCATCTTTATATGTGGCAACCATTTCAGACATTTTCTTTTTCTTCTTCTCAGACTCAATAGATTTCAATTCTTTATCTTTTGGTCCTTTTAGTACATCAAATGCACTTGCTTCTGGTTTAGATGAACCATATGCACGACCTTGAACTTTAGTTGATGGCAAATCAGCCATCTTAACTTCATCGATTGCTTCAACTTCCTCTTTAACGCCGGCACTTTTAAGCATATCAATACGGTCACGATAACCGCCAACGCCGGGTTTAATATCTTTAGCTGCTTGTTTTTGTGCAGGTGTTGGATTTGGAATGTGTTTCATTGTAGTCTTAGATTGATGACTTTCTTCTTCAATCTCGATTTCTTCCTTCTTCATCTTACGAAGTTTGGCAAAATCTTTACCATCAATCTTTTCATCGTCAACCACATCAATCTTTTGTTGATTTGGATGCAATTTTTCTTCAAGTGGTGGTAAACCAGCCATGATTCGTGCAGCAACATCTGCTACATCACGAATTTGTTTGTTATCTGAATACATGAGTTTCTCCTGTTTTTGTTTTTATTAAATTATACGGTTAGTGATGACGTTTCATAAGCACCACTAATATCAAAATGGCTAACATTTGATGTTGCATTAACTGGCGTAGTTGATTTCCATGCTAAGTCTGTTGTACTACCAGAATAATAAAGTAACATCTCCGTATTTGAAGAAGCAGGTTCTTCAATGTCAGTAATTCCAGCAATGTGATATATTGCATTGTTTGCTGGATTAGCAGGTTTACTGTGCAATGATCCACCACGAATTGTTACTGTTGCTGCCGCAGGAAAAGGCAATGTTAGTTTATATTGACTAGCACTTCCAAAATCTGATGTATTTGCAAAATTAACATTGACTCTAAAATGAACAATTGCACCTTGTTTAACATAAGCGCCAGTTGTTACGGTACCAGGTAACGTATTACCAGAAACAGTTTTAAATTCAGGAGCATATGATGCACTAACAGAAGAAACGCCAAATGGTATACCACCAGGTGTTACGCCATTAGATAGCCTCATTGCTGATGTGCCGTCTACATCATAAAATACTTCACCAGTTGTACCAATATATGTGTTGGCTCTTGTACCGCCCATTTTGTCGGTAAAGATTTTGAATGTTGTGTTAGTTGACATTTAGCAATTCCATTTTTTGAGTGCAAGGGCTTTGCGAGTTGGTTCACCATTAGGTTTTTTCATTGGGCCTTCCATGCCGCCCATACGAGCACAGAATGATTTTCTACGATTTGCGGCCTTAGAACCAGGCTTCAATTTTGATGGCTTAGTTGTAACTGCCATCGATAGTTTAGAACCTGGATTTTCACGGCGATAAGATTCAATACCCTTGCGGTTTAAACCACCTTCAGGGTTCTTGCCCTCTTTACGTGTCCAAGCAGGCGTTTCTGTTATGAATGCTTTAAATGATTTCATCCTATAACCTTTTTAGATTTAAATGTTTTAAGATTAATACCAATTCGTTTCAGTTCGCCTTCTTTTTGGTCACCGATACTCATGGTTGTTTCATCGCCAGTCAGTTCTTCTAATGGTTTCTTTAGTGTCTTAATTCTTGTTGTATCACGGCCAAGGTTCTCACCAGATGCAGCCATCGAAAGACCAGATTCACCATTATTGATAGACTCAATTACTTTTTCTTTTTGGCGGGTGCGGATTTCTGCAAGTGTGATTTTGCTACGGGTTGTTTCTTCGGTGGTTGGCTTGGTGTCACAGGTGCAGGTGCTGGTTCCACAACAACTTCCTGTACTGGAACTGGCACTGGTTCCGGTGTTGGTTCTATCACTGGCACCGGTACTACGATTTCTTCCAGAACTGGACTCACCAAAGGAGCTTGTTCTTTTGGTTTGGTTTGAAATAATTTCTTCAGATAATTTAGCATTTTTATTTTCTCCATTAAGTTTAACAACATAACCATTATTGTGTTTAATAATGGTTCCATTTTTAGTGTGTGCTTCTTTTGCTGCAGTATTTCTAAGCATGAAGACACGCAATTTACCGGCCTTGTCTCGTAACAAACCATCTTCATATATCAAATCAGATGATTCTTTAACAACCGGTTTAACAGGTTTCTGTGATGAACTACTCACAGGAATCTTTGGTTGTTTTGGTTCTTCTTTATTGACCAAAACCAATTGACCATGTACAGAACGATGTGTAACTTTACCATTTCTGCCATATCTACCAAAACCATAGTATTGTAGACCGAGTTTTCTAGCTTCTTCACCAGTTGCATCATCAGACGCAGGCAGTTGTTCAGCACCATCAGTTTGAACTGGTAAAGTGTCTTTCTTATCCAACTCATTAGCAACCCAAAATTTAGATTCTTCTGACTGTGGTGGTGTAGAAACGAATTCTTTAAAACCTGTATATAATTGTAACAGCTCAGACTTCTTTGCCTTAACTGTTTCAGGATCAGCTTGCCTCAAGTCTTCAGAGTTATCAAATTCTTTATACTTATCACCAAACATTTGAGCATATTCAGTACGTGCTAACTGTACACTATCCCACTTTTCTTTACGAATTGGTTCTGGTACCGCACGACCACCACGTTGGCCACGTTCAATATTTCTTTGAGCGGAGATATCATCTCTTGTATTCACCAACAACATGGCAGTATCGTAACCAAGTTTTTCTAATTGGTCTTTGATGCGTTTTGTTTTAGCTACATCATCACCTGTACCATTGATAATCAAACCATTGCGACCTAATAGTGCAAGTTGTTGACGCAACTCTGTAATGTTCTTTGCACGACCACGAACAAAGTCACGTTTCTCTGTTTCGCCAACAGGCATCATCTTATCAAGACCTTCTTTGTCCATTAAGAACTCAAGTGCCTTGTCTGAATTAATTTCTGTTAAACCTTGACCATCAAGTGTATTGTCTAACACATAATCTTTACCAGAACCAGGACCACCTGCTAAGAAGATAGCTTTGAAGATGGATTGGTCGTGTACGCCTTCCAAAAGAATTTCAAATTCTTCGTTAAGGTCAATAGACTCTTTAATGCTCATGCCTTTACGAACATCACGGAATAATTCTTTCGCATGGTGTTCTGGCACATGTTTTGGAATGCCTTGTTTAAAGTCATCAAAATTACCAGAGCCTGCATGTTTACGCATCTTTGAAGCGGACATGCCTTCTGTACCTTCAGCATCAGGGTCACGTTCACCTGCGTTATGTACAGTTATCTTTTTGAAGTTGAAAAGAGCACCTTCATGTGTCCCGTTGTATTTGTGCAACAGTTTGTGGTACTCTGCGGTACGGTCAGCGCCTGCGACCATGTGTAGATGTGTTACACCTTGTTTGTGTAACTTGGCTGCTTGTGTTAGGAAGTTTGGTTCTTCTTTGGTTGCAACAGATATGTTTGTATCTGGAAAGAACCTTTTGGCATGTTTTACTTTTTGTGCCGCAGTAAGAGGATTCTTAGCGGCATCTTGTGAATGAGACAGAATGATGTGATGGGAACCACCAACTTGTTTTGCAACCGATTTAACCTTATTGACCAAGACTTCATGTCCGGTTGTAGGTGGATTCATACGGCCAAACGCCATGACCGCATGTTTCTCTTTATTCTCAGTAATAAATTCTCTAAATTTCATGTCCCGCCTCTGCAGCAGTTGTTAATGTCTTATTTAGTATTTAGTGAGTTCTGATAATCAAAACCTCATCAGATTTTGGTCCACCATACTCTTGTGGAATTTTAGCACCCACATTACCACGCTCAAACACCACAATACTATCATAACACGACATGCACTTTGTTTCATGTGTGAAGAAATCTGGTGCAATTTGACCTTTGGTGTGGTCTGCATTCAACTTATCAATCATGGTCTTGGCCACATTGTTGATTGAATCTGGATGGTCAATAGAACCTCCATGAGAATTCCAATATGCCGCATGTGTATCTTCAATGAAGTAAACACCATCTTTAGCAATCTTTGGATACAAGGACTGGAATGTTTTGTTCACATGGTCAACATGGTGACTGCCATCATCCAAAACCAAATCAAACTCACCAAATTCATCTACAAGGCTTTGTAAGAATTCTGGATCAGATTGGTCACCGATGCGGACATGAACATTATTCTCAGCATCTTCAAAGTCTTTACAACTAGGTGTAATATCAATACCTACGATTGTACTATCAGGATGGAAGTATTTCTTCCACATTTCCAATGAACCACCATTCAATACACCAATCTCCAACATCTTAATTGGTTTATCTCGTAGTGCCGCAAAGTGTCGGTCATATACCCAAAAGTAATGAGTCCACTTTGTAATCTTTTTGCCGTTGTTGTTTAGCCAGTATTCTTTTAAATCCATATTAATATACCTCAGTTGCGCCTGTACTGGCCATTATGCCAGAACAATGCAGTTTATCAAATTCAATCACGTATCGTTTATCTATGTTCATGTGGTGTGCGTGTTCTGTATCCATTCCTTGATTAGTATTTTCTAAACAAGCCATCAAAGTTGCCATGTAATCCTTCACCAATGATGGGCACAATGAATACATCCTAGTGATGTACAAGTGGTCTGTTAACATCAACTTAGCTTCATCAGGCATCCAAGATGGAATGGCCTTCTTAAACACATACTTTCCAAATAGACCATCATACTCTTTTAAATCAAACTCATCAAGCAATACTGTACGTGCCGAGTATTTAAAGATACGTTTAACACTATGCATCATACTCATCAAGTCTGGATTGTTGTACAACACATTAATTGTTTTCATTAACAACACAAGTTCAGCCTGACTTTTCATACCACCGCTTGCATAGTGGTTCACATCTTTGTCTTGGTGCCACACTGCCATAATGTCGGCATGGTTTGAAATGTTTTCTAACCATTTTTGGTCAACTTCATTTGGTGAACCATCAGTAAATAAAATGATATCATTTGGAAAGTGTTTACGTAGAGACACCAACGAATCAATCGTTTGTTTATATCTGTCTTCATTTGGAATAACACCTATGTTTGGTGCCAATGCCGATGTGACAATGATTAGGTTTTTATCAGGTAAGAGACTCATTATATTTTCGCCAATCTTCTATTGTTCCAACATCATTATAACCTTGTACATCCTTCTCAAAGAAGATACAATCGTTCATTAGGCATTCTTGTATGATGTGTGAAACAAAAATTTCATTATGTACATTACTATTTAATTTCTCATATGTATCAACATAGAGTTTGATGGATTCAAACTTATAACCACCAACACAAAACTTATCAGATACCACTTTCTTCTCAATGATATCAGTAATAATGCCTTGTTCATTTGAAACCACGAAACTCTTGGCAGCCAAATTACTTAACATGAAATGGTTTGCAATTCTACTAATACAGACATAGTTGCCAGGTGTATTGGTATGTGTGAAGTAACTATCACAGTCTTTAATCAAAAACTCAGAGTCTTCAGGTATATTTGCAGCCTTAATAATCTGATAAACAGTATCAGCAGGACCACTTGTTACTTTTGGAATAACAATAATGTTAATCTTATCACCAAACTGAGCCTTTAAAAGGTTGTAAGAATCGTATTTGTCAATGTGTGCCTGAAGAATACCAACAGTAACATTGTGACCCTCAGACAAATATGGGTTGATGGATTTAGCTAACATCATTCTGTCATTTTTATCTAACAGAAGATATTTTGGTTTCATATTTGGAAACCTAGTTGATAGGCCTGCGGCCGGTACAATTACTTCCATAATCTATTAATCTCTTTCACTATAAATTGTCTTTCCATGTCGCCTGGTTTTGTGTGTAGGTATACTCGCAACAACATCAATATTAGAATATAATCATTGTTGGCTAATGGAAACTCTTTTAGAATTCTTTTCTGAATGCTTGACAACTTAACATCTAACATCAGGTTTGTATCACGTAGAAACCATTTGCATTCTAAATCCTGTCTGAGTTTAGCAATATCAAATATGTATGAATCATATTCAATAGTAACTGCGTCAATCATATAGAATTCGTTGCTTGTATGCAGTATATTCTCCAAAGTCAAATCACCATGATACTGTGACTGTGGTAGAATTTTAGGCAACTTAGCAATCAATTCATCTTTGGTAAAAGGCAAATCTTCTTTATCAACCCATTCCAACTTCTTATTATACACTTCTGTGTAGTCTTTGTCAACCACACTATCCGCAAAACTACTTAATATATCTAATAGAAAATTGGTTAAATTCTGTGTTGAACCAGATAACAAATAGTTCTTCATGTCTAGGCCATGAATATATTCCATATCCAACACGGGGTCTTTGTATTCAAAGATGTTAGGTACAGGATAATAACCAGCGAGAGAAATTAACCTCTCGTAGTTTCTTTCTGTGTTACCAACTTTTCTAATGAATTTTTTATACTTATCAGACATTAGATAGATTTTACTACCAGAATGTCCTTTAAGTTCTTTAATTACTTTTTCTTCCATTCGGCAGCATCATCCCTAATTAAACTATGCCAAGTGCCGTTAAATTGGCCAGGTGGAAATGGGTTGTTCATGTTCACATAAACTAGATTCTCACCAATAAGACTGTGGTGGTGTAGATGAGCTCTCATCATATCTTCACCAATCATCTGAACACCTTGGTCATAGTAGTGTTCCATATTCAAGTAAATTGACATTCTACGATTCATCACATTTGAATTACCAAATGCAAATTGGTCATTACCAAAATCACGTTCAGGCACCATTCTGCAATTTGGAATATACAACTTAGTTGGATCCAAATCTGCAAATGGAATCTCCACATTCAAGGCATAATCTGTACGTGACTTGATAACCCAATCATACAGAAACTTTTTATCCATTTCCTGTTCTGTCTTATACAACATAGTTTGGAAAATAGAATACAACATAGCCACCGTGAAGCGTGATGGGTGTGCCTGTGCATTTGGTGTGTTTGTGTACTTCTTATCAAAATCACCAACCAATGGTTTCTCAACCACCATCTTTACAGGTTTATACAACTGACGGAGTTCTTCAAGGCCTTCAGCTTCCCATGTGTGAATGAATATATCCACATCGTGTTTGTCTAATAGGTTTCTTTTATAGTATTCATAACCTTGTTTGAAACTTCTGGCTTGGCCAGATAAACATAAAGCAATTTTCATATCATCTTCTTAAAAATACAGGCAAATCAACAACAGTATATGGTGTGTTTGTTTCAAAAAAGTTTCTCATACACAACATGTGTGGGCAATATCTATTCTCATCATGTAAACGGATATCTCTTTGAGCATTTTCCCAATAGAATTTAACTGATAACCATTCTTTCATTTTCTTATTGAATCTACGTGACAAGATATCTTCTGCTCGTGGGTAGAAGAAGTAGTTGTCTGCATATTTCCATGGAACAATAGCAAAGATATCAGACACCATACCATACTGCTCATTGGTTGGTGTAACAACTGCATCAGGAAATTCAGAAACAATTGCTTTGATTCTGAAGGCATTCATATGTGTATCAAATCTGGAGAATACAACATTATCATATTCTTTTTCAATCAACTCAAATGCTTTTCTACGTGCAAAGTGCATCGATAGTGTTGCAAAGTTTTTATCTGGTGTAATAAGTTCTTTTGGATTTTTTGTTACGATTCTTTGTTCAGCCTCAAGGAATTCTGGCAGATAAATTTCATTCTTCTCTGCCTTCCATTTAATTGGCTTCAAAGTCTTAACAACAAAATCAATTTCATCTTGGTTGCCTTCATCCCAAATATACAGATACACATCCAATTCATTGAAGCGAATAAAATGTGTTAGTTCTTCTGCGATACTTTTAAAGGTTCTTACATGACCTGCCATTACTAATGCGTTACTCACCGTATTTCTCCTCAATCATCCGGCGCATTTCAGGCACTCTATCATATTGATGAACAATATGGTATGGAATTCCTTTTGATGTGGTCACAATACCTCGGTACATAGAAGGAGATGGTTCTAACAGATGTGGTTTAAATTGATTAATCTTACTAGGGTCTGCTGTTGTGCCCAACTGGCAAGCCCAACCTGTTTCTGATTGAGTATAAAGAGAAGTTTCTTTATAAGGACTCATAGAGACCATGAAGTTAAATGTTGATTGGTCGCAAATTGGTATCGGACAGTTTGCTGCCATGGTGAAGATGTTAATTGCCAAATCACGCACCGCAGAGCCAGTACCAGCAAGAACACCAACATTATAGATTTCATTTTCTTTGTAAATTCCGTGTACATAAGGGCCAAAAGTCTCCAACAGGTTTTGGTTGCCCCAAGGTTCGTCTTTGTATAACATGCTCTCAGAAGAAAACACCAGATTATGTCTAAGGCAATTTGCTTCTAAGAAGTCAATAGGGTTGGATTGGAAAATAACATCCTTTACGTCTGTCGTAATGACGTAACGATATTCATTTTTGCGGAGATATTCGTAGATATGGCCAAATCGCTCAACGTGGATTGGCATTTCTGATTTGTAGGTCAAGTTACCATCGGAATCTTGATTGAATCCAATAACTTTAAAACCTGCTGCGTTAACTTTTTTAACTGTGGCGGCATCACAGTTCATTAGAATCAGGACTTTATCACCTTCAAATCCCGATTTATTAATGGAATTAATCCAATATTTTAATTTGTCCCAATCATAGTTGGTACTTGCACCGATTATCAAATCTTTCATAATATACTCCAGTTGGTTTACTTAGTTGTCTTGTAGTCTTTAAATGAGGTAATGTTTTGGCCTGGCGTGCCTTTTTTATAGTTGTTTGCCAGAGTATCTGTTCCCCATGCACCTGCGCCAGATTTAGGCAGGATATCAGGTTTAATTTCTTCATGCACACTCTTATGTAGTTTGACTCCTGTAACGTCTTGGACCATCTTCCATGCGTCTTTGTGGCGCTTGTTCTTCACATGGTCATCAAACTGTTTTTTCTGTTCTGGACTAGCATTACTTTTAAACTTAATCAGTTCCATGATACCGATATTGCCTGCATAGGCTGCTTCCATTAGTTCATCGAATTCGGTAAATTTCATTTCAACCTCGTGTTAGGTTTAATATCTTTTGAATTTGTGCCTCTAATGCCGGCTTGCGGTTAGGCCACTTAATAATCGGTTGGTCAGCAGTCTTTAACAACCTAGTTAAGAAAGGCAGAATCAACTTTTCAACTGCTTCTAATCTTGCTTTGTATTCTTCAACTGTTTCATCTTTTTCCGCAATAACCGCATTGTATTCTTCTTCGTCAGTTGCCGTAAATCCAAAGTCGTCTTCACCATACTCGGCTAAGATTTCGGTTAAATCAAATTTCTTATCCATTACTTGCTCCAATTCTTAGCGGCATTAAAGTTAGCATGAGCAAATTCCAGTCTATCAATCAACTTAACAGCATTACCTTTTAACCTATCAACTGCCACAAAACCTTCTGGATTGGTAACTTTGAAACCATCATCAGTACGTAAGAATGTATTGGTTACTTGTTTCATTTGTTGCAACTTCTTAACAATCATATTCTTAACATCAACCAACTGATTCATCAAATCAAAAATGTTTTTCAAGTCTGTTGACGCATTACGGAAGAAACGCATAATCTCTGTTTTCTCTTTGATACGTTTCTGTCTGGTTTCTTCCTTCTTGGCATCAATAATGTCTTTGTTCAATTTAGCCTCAACCCAACGAATCAACTCTAGTGTGTGAGCTCTTGTGTCTTTAATCTTCAGACCTTCACGCACTTTGGTGTTATTGAATGTTTTAATGTATGTAAGAATAACATCACTTGTTGAAATACGATTCAAGTTTAATGAATTGATTGTTTGAAAAGTTCTGCCTGCTTGAGACAGAATAGATGTGACAGTTCTTGTTTCTTCTTCGGTAAATGAGGCAGTGCCTGAAGCATCAACAAAGTAAGCATCACGGAACCAAACATCTTTGGTTGTTGTAAGATTCTTAATATCAATGTTGAATGAGGCTTTCATATCAGAGAATGTTTTACCTGTATATGAAGTATGAAACACCACACCCATCTGAGCAGCCAACATCATTTGTGCTAACTTAGAATCAGCAGGCACAGCATAGACAATTGTATTTGGTTGAAATGTGATGTAGTCTTCACCATCAATTGTTTTGTTCTGTATATCACCTTTAGCAAACATCATGTCGCCTTGTAATACACCCTTAATGCCTAATTTTGGCAAATAACGTAATGCAACTTTAAGTTTGGAGTTTAATCCTTCTGAAGCATGGTTTGCATCAATGTCTGCATCGGTGTAGTTTAACTTAGGATTGGCATTGAATACACCTTTAGTACCAACAAAGAATTTGCCATTGTCTGGATTAATACCACAGAAAATAGCAGGTGCACCATCCCATTTTGTAGTTAGGTTCACTTTAGAATTAGAATGGCCTGCGAGCATGTCACGGAGAGATTGCAAGAAGTTGATTGCATCTCTAACACCAGATACACCACGATTCAGAACTTCATCTTCAATGTGTTCTAGGTGAAGGTTAGCACCTTCTTTTTTTGATTCGGTTAAAAATTGTGTGAATTTCATTTTAGGATATTTTTACGAAAAAGGAACTTTGGTCTGTATTCGAAGCAGCATATCTCACAAAGTCGGTAGCAATTTTATTACGAGTAGCCGTGTTTGCACTTAGGAATATATCAATAAATTTCATGTTCATATATTTAGAGAACAGATATCCTTTTGAATCTTTTTGTTTATTATTAGCATTCATAACAAATTCTTCATATGGTAATATTTTGCCATCAAAGTGTTTTTTATATAGTGCATAAAATTCTGGAAAAAAGTCTTTTGTCTTAACGAATTTTAAAACTTCATCTTCACTCTTATCAAATAAACCTTTACCAACATATTTTTTCAAATAGAAGTTGACATTACCACCACCAATTTTACCACCGGCAGCTGTTGCTCCTTTAATTTCTCCTTGCCAGCTGGCTTCACCAGATGTAGCTCGAAACTGTACTTCTCTATCGCCAATGGACATGTACAAGTCAATAGAATTGAAGAATGGAGGTAATGGGCCACGTTCTGAAGCAGATGTTACTCTGAAACTGGCATATCGATATTCTTTTGTTTGTTTAGCCGATAATGCGTTATATTCTTCAATGTGTGCTGAAGCGCCAACCTTTTTTAAAGACACACCAACTAATTTTTTGGCTCTAGCTAAGTCATAAATGTCTTTGTTCAATGAAGCCCAAGAATCGGTACTAATTTTTGGCACAGTTTTTAAAGTGGTCATCCAAATATCTCCTGGATTCCATTTGTCATCAGAAAAAGAACCTGGTGCTTGTGGGTTATCTGATTTTTTATCAGCATCAAATACAATCTTTTTTCCAGAATATACTTCGTTCATAAATTTAGAACCTCTATGAAAATACACAGGTGTTCCAGACATTTTATAATTTCTATACAATATGTTTGCTGATTTTACATATGATTGTACCCACTCTGGAGGTGAACGGTCTATGATTGTATCAAAGGTTTCAGACAAATCGCAATATTGCATTGCCTTTTGTAGGCCATCATACGTCAAATCTTCCCATTTAATTTCTTTTTTTATCACATTATAAATCAAGGAACAAACTAATGCTTGACCACATTCAACGATAGCAGTAACATCAGCACCAGCACCAGAACCACCACCGCCAAAGTCGGGGTCTTTCTTAACCTCTTTCAAAGAAATTTTACGAGTGCCGACAAATAGAGTATAGGTTTTCTCATCCCAATTGGTGCCTTTTACTTTAGCTCCATTGTTTAAAGTAAACTCTTTTCCGTCAGCAATTTTCAATTTAATAATTTGACTACGTGCAATTCCTTTATATGGACCTTTGCCGGCTTCTTTCTTTAAATCTGCTGGTGTCATCAATACTCCTTTTTGGAGTATTTATCCTACCAGAATTACCGAATTATGTCAAGCACTTTATCACCAGTCCAGACTTCTTGTTCTGTACGAATACGACCTTCTGTCTTCAAGGTCTCAAATCGATTGATAGCCTTCTTAC